TCTTTACGTATGTTCCATCTGAATCCATAAAGTCAACACGGTATACTTTGTTAATTTCCACACCGGCGTTACTGTCGCTAAGAGTATACCACTGTTGATTTGCTACTGTGGTGAGTTTTGCATATTCAACCTTTGTGTTGTACTTGCCCATCTCTACCAATGACTCATTTATTAAATTTAAAATATAGGTCTCAGGCGCATCTGGAAAAGCTTGCCTTACCCTAGATATAATTTTTCTTACGGTTAAACTTATAACAGCCATCAGTCAGAGTCCTTTCCAAGCATACCTATTTGCTTCCAAGTTTTAGCTTCAGATTCCCAGTTACTAGCTATACCTGCCCAAGAGCCAGATAGTACTGCACTAGGGCTTGTATTTAGAGTAACCAGAGTTGAACTAGGGCTGGTATTAAGACTTACCAATGTAGAACTTGGAGATGTGTTTAAGTTAACAAGCGTAGAGCTAGGGCTAGTATTCAATGTTACCAATGTAGCAGACGGAGATGTGTTCAGATTTACCAATGTCAATGCCATTATGCGCTCCTCAGTAGCTGTATACCTTTGTCGTAGTCTGTTTGTAGCTTTGCTTGCTGTAGCTGTGCGTTTTGAAACTTCTGAGCGTTGTTTTGAAAGTTCTGTACGTAGGTTTGTACCTCAGTATTTACTAGGGCAGTGTACCTATTCATCTCAGCTAAAAACTTTTGTATGATGTCGTCATTGTTTTGTATTGTAGCCTGTAGAGTTTGGGCTGCATTTTGCAGTGCTAACACTTGGTCTTGTGATTTGTTAAACTTATCAATATCTGTAGCTTGAGCTGCTTCTTGTTGTGCATCAGCTGCGTCTACCTGAGCCTGTCTTAATGCTTTTTGTAAATCACTATTGTGCTTTGCTAACTCTGCCTGTACATTTGCTTGATATCTCGTGTTTTCTTTATTGAACTCGTTTAGTTCGTTTTGTATATCAATTTGATGCGCTCTTAATAATTCTTGTTGTTTTTGTAAACTTATTGCCGCCATCTCAGGGTCTTCACTGGCAATAAAATCATCAAACCCTAAACTAGCTTCTGTTCCCGCTGAAGAATCGCTACTAGATAAAGTTCCAAAATCTACAGTTGTAGATGGTTTAGTGTAAGCTGGAACGTCTCCACTGATATCTGCCTTAGAAACCGTAGCTACTGTTATCGCACCTACAGCTGTACTAGAAGCATCTGCATTTGTTGCTGCTGAATAACTTACAGTTCCTATACTCGGAGCGCTAGGCGCAGACGCTGATATGCTTAAATCAGATTCTACCAATCCACTCATGTTTTGTTGCAATGCTTTTATAGCTGCATAGGTAGTAACTAGATATTCGTATTCGTCAGGAAAATTTGTTATCGTAGATATAGCACTAGCATCTAACGGTGAGCCTTGATTGTAAGTAGGAACAGAAACCATCAAACCGTTGCCATTTGGAAATATGTTTATTTTTCCATCTTGTATGTAATATACAGGGTCTGTATTGGTAGCAAACTCCATGTCAGATGAATCCTGAACCCTCCCTCTTTTGTAAGCAGGTATCTGTCTACAAGGCTGGTCTATTGTTCCATCGTTTTTCAGTACATACAAAATCTTATGCCCTTCTGAAGTGGTAGTGCCGTCCGTAACAGTTGTTTCTTCTGCTATTCTTTCAAGCAAAGGTCGAGGCATAGCGTCAATCACTTGATTAGCGCCTTCTGTTATGAAGGTATCTAACGCTGTCTCATCGCTAAAAGTACCAATCAAGTCAACAACTTGTGCGCTAAATGTTGCCACTTATCTGTCCTCCCTTTGATTCTATGTCCTCTGCCATAGACATGGTTTTAAAGTTAATATGGTCTTTGCGAATAGCAGTTGCAAAACGGCTATCCCTTATAATTGTAGCTGTACTGTACCTAGGAGGATGCGCTCTTTTACCGCACTCCCTACAATAAAACCATCCACCTTCATTTTCAGCTTCACAATGCTGACAGTTCATTAAGTTCCTCCGACAATTAATGTCATAATTCTATCACCATTTAATTGTGTGTGTGTGATAGATAAAACTTCATTATTGGTAGAATCTAAAGTAGCTACATAATCCTTGATATCCCTTGCCATAGTTCCTACTGCGCCATCTTCTTCTCCGGGATTACCGGGATGTATCATAACTTTTACTTTTAAATTACCATAAGCAGCCATAATTACTCCTGTTTTAAATGTTTAGGATATTCGGGGGCTACTCTTTTTCAGTAACCCCCACAGAATCCAAGTCTGTTACCCGTATTGTTTAGGGTTATGAAGTGGTTAATGCGTCATTGATACCTGACATCGCTTCTGCAAGATATTCACCACCAGCGTACATTATGTTAATGTAATCACCTTTTTGTGCTGAAGTACCAATTACAATATTAGATACCTGTGTACCTGCTGTAGAATTAGAAGCGTCACCACCGGGGTCTTTCATCACTAAACTAATGATTGCGCTACCTGCAGCTATAGTAATAGCTCCTGTTGGGGTCTCTTCCTCTACAATAAATTTGTAGTGGATACCATCAACTCCGGATGAGGCAGTTGGCAATGTGACAGAGTAAGCTCCACCTGCTGAACTTAGCATGAAGACCTTACCACTATCAGCGGCTGTTAGTGTACGAGCTACGGTGATTGGTTCTATCTTTTGTAGAAATCCACCTTTACCACTATTCTTTTCTCTTGTTGCGGCTCTCATTATTCATTACCTCCTAGATTATGGTGCTGTGTAAGCAGATTCAAAGTTAAACAATGCGTGTGCTTCTGGTAAAGAAACCTCTAAACCAGCTTCAGTCAATACCATATCTTTACGTAGGTCTTCATCAGCAGACTGCACATTAGTCATAATGTGTGTGTCTCTGTTTACACCGTTACCAACTAAAGGTCTGTAAGCAACTTGGTCCAAGTCAACCATAGCCATGAATCCAGCAGCAAAACCTCTAAATAAAGGTTCTTTTACTAGGGTTAGGTCACCATGAATAGTTTCTACTTTGACCACCTTATGTCCAAAAGAACCTTTCTCTTGTGACATTAAAGGATTAGCAGCAGAATGTACTGAAGATAAGAAAGTACCTGAACTTGCCATCTTATTAAAGAATGTGATTACAGGTAATGAGCATAACGCAAGCTTTGCGCCAGCTCCACCACGTGCAGGGTCAAAGACAACTTCTAAGTCAGCTAGTAACGCATCGTAAGTGAACTGTGCGTCTGAGCGGGTTGAGAAGTATGCTTTATCCTGTGTGTAATCTAACTGAGCATTATCTTTAATTTGTGACTGTGAATTTTTCACAATACTTCCAATGATACCATCAGAGTAAGATATACCGTTTACGAGACCACCTTGACCGAAAAGCATAGCTCTTTCGATATCAACTTTGTGCTCACGTAATTTTAGGTTCCAGATTCTATCAAACTCACTAGCATATCCACGATATACAGTAGCTCTTGCAGTATTGGTTAGCTCACAAGAGGTTTTAAAGATTTGACAGTATCCGACACCGTTGTCTAAATGCTTTGAGAAAGAGTCTGGAGAACCAGTTCCTTCTTCAAATGCACTACCAATTACGGTACATAGTGTTTGGTCAGCAGCTCCGGTGGTTGAACCTGTTGCAGCAGACACAGTACGACCAGTAAATGTGGTTGTATCACCAGTGTCTACTGGAGAACTTTCTATTCTGACGATTGCGGTTTCTGGTTCGTTGGTTGAAGCATTAGTTTCACCAACAGCGAAGACCATTCCTTTTATAAGAAAGTCTACTGAACCTTGTGAAGTTCCAGCAGTTTCAACAGTATAAGTTAATGTACTGCCTGCAGCTGGTACAGTGTGAGCGGCTGCTAGACGAAAACTTCTATCTGTCATATCAATCTTGTTTCTGTCTTTCAACCATCTAAACTGTGGGTCATCCGTAGGGACTTTGGCTACCTTGGATAAGTATACAAAAAACGGCGATTCTTCTGGAGCGAGGTCTGCTACTCTATCACTAAAGTTAAACAGTCGTCTCGAAGGAATCGTGCTGTCTATAACTGCACCGGGGTCTCCAACCTTGAGTGGATGTGGATTATTAAATGTTGACATTTGTCATTCCTTCCATTATGTGATTAATTAAAGGACGCTATTTCGACTCCCAGCATTTACTATATTATCCCACATTTGATTCTCTGTACTCTTTGGTGAGCTTTGTGCACCACCTTGTAGTACTCCGGCTGTTCTAGGTTGTTGTTGGGCATTCTGTACTGCTTGGGCTGTCTCTGGAGCGTTACCTTTGTTTTTTACATCTCTGAATAGCTTGACAAGATTAGATAACCCTACAGATTCTTTGGGCTGAGTAACAAACCCCATAAACTCTTGAACGTCTCCATCCGAAAACTTATAAGTGTTTCTAAGCTCATTGACTGTATTGTTGTAGGTTATTTCTTCTTGCATCTGTCTCTTTTGTTGCGCCATCGCATTATCAACGACATCTTTGGCAAGCTGCATCTCTTGATTCAGCCTGAACTTAAAAGAAGGTGATTCTGCATTATAATACGCATCCCAAGGGTTAAAGTCTTCCGGTTTCAGACCCGGTTGACCTTGTTGTTGCTGTTGTTGTGGTTGTTGTGTTTGTTGTGGTGCATTGATATTTTCTTGAAGCATATTTACCAAATCAGGTCTTTGCTCTAATAATTGTCCAAGAGGCTCAAACTTACGTAGTTTATCATTCTCTGCTGTTGATTTATCATACATAGATTGAAATTTACGTGCTTCTACCTCCCATTCATTTACTGGAGTTGTTTCGCTTTCTACATTGACCTCTGGAGCATTGTAGTCTACAGCTTGCTCTACAGGTTGTTCAGCTTGTTGCTCATACTGAGCGTCTGTTTGTTCTCTTACTTCTTGTACTATATCAGCGCCACCATCTACCAAACCATCAGCGGTTGGTGTAGCCTCTACTTGTTGATTATCCATTATATTCCTTTCAGATGTCTCTAAGCTTCAGGAGCAGAACTAGCGTCTTTTCTAACATTCGCTAATTTCTCCGCTTCGAGCTTCACCTTTGATTGTAGGTTGTTTAGTTGAACTCGTCTATCAGCTTTGGCGTCCGAAGAGATATCTTTCAATCTAGTCTTGAATTTCTCGACTTCGACTTTCTTTCTATCACTTATGGACTCCCTTTGGGCAGTCTGGAGGTCGCCCTCCAAATTCTTAATTTGCTCGGTCATTGCAGCAATCTGTTGTTGTAATAACTGTCTTTCTTCTGTTCTTCTCATTACACCTTCCTTGTCAAATATCTCAGGATTCTTTTTGAGAACCTCTGTTCTATCTACGATGCCCATTCTAAATGCTTCCATGTATACACCAAGCTCTGCATACTTATTGGTTGGTAGCGTAGAACCGGGCTCAATTCTAACGTCATGCTGTTGTAAATTATGTTTTTCTTTTTTGATATCTAGTATTGCTCCTACCTTTTTATCATACATATTAATAGTTGCTTCTGTAATATCATTATTGGCTTCATTAAGCCTAAAAATCTTTTTATATGTGTAGTGACCTTTGGATAAGTTGTACAACACCTGTCCTAGTCTGTTGATACTAAACTCTATGTCTCTTAGTTTTGACTTTGGTCTTTCTGAACCTAGGGATATCATCCTTTCCGTAGCTCTTACTGTCTCTGGTGCCTTTTCTGCAAAACCGTGCATCATCTCAGGTAATCCAAATGTAAAGTCAATATAGAACTCACACTGTTGTATTAGTCTATAGAACTCAGAAGACAATGGCTGCGGAGCTGGAAAGTGTGGCTCACCCTGTGTACTATCTACTTCTATGACTGCGTTTGGATTTGCCCAATCTCTTTCTAGTTGACCAAGGTCTTCTACACTTCCTAATGGGACTAATAGCTTTAACCCTCCAGATGCTTGTGCGTGTGACAGTGCCAATGACCATAACTTATTTAAAAGCCTTTGCATGGGTCTTGCCCTTGATACATCTGACTTTGGATAAGGGGTTTCTGTAAACACATTTGGAAAGGGAACTATAGGATAGTGGTCAGTATTCAATATAGTCTCATACAAAACCACTTGACCAATACTAGCACAGACCTTTACTCTAGTCTGTCTTACTGGTATAACTTCATATTGACCTGCTTCTATCTGTTCTCTATTATTTTCAATAAACTCTGAATACTCAGGTTCACTTAAAATTACTTCTTCACCGTTCTGCATATCTATGATACGGTAAAAATTAACTTTAACCTTGTAGAATCTTTCTAGTATCTGATACTTTTGTCTTTCATAATAATCTAAATCCTTGACCTCAGAAGGAGTAAATATCTTTTTATTATTAGCATTCATTGCATCAGGATAATCTTCTTCAAGATAAGTTTCTAAATCCTGTATAATGCCAACTTGCATCTCTCCAGTCTCTGGGTCTTCTTGTTCTCCTAATTCAGGGTAGAGGTTGACGACCTGTTCACCGGTTAGTATCGTGGAAAGAATAATACTTTCAGCATCATCAAACCAACGATTTCGGGTGTTAGGAGAGGCATATACTCGAAAGGGATTTACATAAGTGAACTTGACATCACCTCTACCAAAATCTGATTCAGGGTCTACATACGAATACAAATAACCTAATCCGGTCGTTGCGTAATCGTGTATTGCGTGCTTTAACTGATAATCACCATTTGAGTTACCCCAGATATAACCCATGATAACTCTCCATATAGAAGCAATCTTTACATCGGAGTCTTCTCTGGGTGTCATGGTAAATGCTGGAGAACGTGAAGTTAAAACAGCTTTAAATTTTTCAATAGCTGGTCCAATCCTATCCATTGGTACATCAGCTTGGTTTCTTGATTGTAACTCATCTACTTCTTCTGTAGAGTAGTGGTTACCATGAAAAAAATCTATATCAAAACGAGCTTCGGTATCCCAGCTTTTTCTAGCATCTCTATATCTGCGATATAGTTCTTGGTTATAATCTGCTCTTTTATCTTTTTCTAATACCATTAAGTAGTCTCGTTTGCTAATCTTTGTACTAACAATCTATTTACTAGCCCTTTTACATTAGGATTCAAAGCACTTGGGCTAACTGCATTTTTCTTTAGCATAGAACTTTGTCTTCTAGACAGAGGAGTCTCAATCCCATACACAGGTAGTACTGCTTCTGCTAATTTTGGCACCATCATTTTTTGCTCAACTGTCATTCCATTTTCCATCTTAGAAGAATAAACATCTGGTTGTAACGCTGCCACTCTCCTGTCATTAGCCATGGCTCCCATCAAATTGTTATCAGAAATCATACCACCCTCTTGGGCTTTTGATAAATTTTTTGGAAAGTATTTGTCAAGTTCCTCTAATAAAGCATTGTAATTTATTGCGTTTTTGAAACCCTTACTTCTATTGATATCTCCAACTTCTTTTTTTACTTTACCTGTATCAATAAGCAATCTCATCGGTGTTTCGCTTATGTTTGGCTCATTGAAACCGCTAATATCAGGAGGAGAGCTAGGGGTTAAATCTGGAAAGAGAATGTTTAATTCTGGAGTTTTTGACCTTTTCATTTCAGCTTGTTTTCTAAGTTGTACCTGCCCACCCATTTGCATTGATTTTCTAGACTTAGGAACAGCGTCTATACTTTCTAGCATCTTAAAAAAGTTCTCTATGTTTTCGTTATCTTTAGGGCTGCTAACTTCAAAGGCTGGTCTAACAGTCGTCAAGTATCTAACTAAATCATTTGGTGTTTGTATATCAGAGCTAGAACCTATCCGTCTAGCAAGATTATCTTGCACTATTTGAGACTGGTCTCTTCCTTTCCTGCTGGGTTTAGCTTCTTGCATCATGCTTTGTAAGTTAATATTACTTAACAGTTCGTCAATACCTCTAGGTTTTGGGCTATCATCTAGCTTGTATCTACCCATCATGCTTTTAAATCTACCACCATCTCTTGTAGCTCTTTGCGTAGTCAAAGCTTCTAATAGTGCTCTCATTGGATTTACTCTACCCGGCATATCTTTCATATCAGGGTCAGTTTGAAATAATAACTCTCTAGTAAAAGGATTTTCTACATCGCTGTACAAAGAATCAACCATTCTTAAAACATCTTCTTGAGACACTTTACCACCCTCTTGATACATCATTGGTGGCATATTATTACCCATTCTTTGCATAGGGCTAAGATTCATAGCTGGATTCATAGGTCTTTGCATCATAGGTTGTTGCATACCAATCATACCACCCATCTGCATTTGATTCTTCATTGACTTAGCAATAGCCATCCCTCTTTTCTTTTCATACTCAGATATCTTACCATCGTTATCTAGGTCAGACTTCTTCTTGTCAAAACCAGTACCTTGATTAAACATTCTACGACTATGAAGAGGACCTCCTTCTTGGTACATTGGGGTCTTAGGTGCGACCATACCTCCTCCGGGCATCATCTGGGTGCTGGCACTGGCAATAAGTGCATCTATAGCACTATGAGCGTTTTGAGCGTTATCAGTGTTATTCATCTGTTCCATCCTTCCGATATCGTTGATTTGCTTGATGAGAGGCAAGAAGTCCTCAGTAGCCTCTTTATTGATGATAAACTCTCCGCCTTCTAGTTCTACATCGGGACCGCTAGCAACAGAAGCGTAAACTCCTCCGTCACTATGGGATGGTCCGACTACTAAGCCTGAGTCTGGAAACATCATTCTGCTTCTATTTGCCATTTGGTATGTGGTCCTATAGCTTAATTATTATAACAGAAATCTTCTATCGGGAGAATATAAAAAGAAATATTGTAACTAACAATAGCTTATTTTATGTTCTTGCCCCTGTCATCCAATTATACTTTTTTAATTTTGGGAATAGACTTTCTTTTCTCTTATCCCCTTTGAATCCTTCTTTTGGTGTAGCGGCTGACTTAGGCGCTCTTGCAAAGTAATCCGCATAGTAAAGAGCATCCATGATATCGTCGTTCCTAGGTTTGGGGTGTTCAAAGAACTCATCTACTATCTCTGTCATCTCTCTGCGTATATACAACTTCTTTGAATTGACTATGGGTCCTAGCGTTGTTTCCAATCTATCTGCCTTTTTAATCCTATTGGGAGGTTTAACACCTTTGAAGATACCGGGCATTAAGCGTTTTTCTTGTGCGCTCATACGGGTTACCATATCTCTTACCATCTCTTGTGCTGCTACCGTTTCTATCGTTACCCTTTTGACTGGATTGTATTTCTTGGCTAGGTCTATAATCTTTTGTGGCACATCAAAGGTAGGGATACGTTCTCTAAAATATTCTAAGACATAGCGATTAGAGCGTGAATCTATACCCATGACCAATATTACTTGATAGTCAGAGGTCTCACTAGCTGTCGCTGCAAGGTCTACACCTATGTAAAGATTAATGGGTATCATCTCATCATGCTCTGCTATGTAATTGAATCCATTGATATACTTCCTCTCACCAGCAAAGTACTGTATCCTATCTATCTTAAATGACGCATTGGATATATCTCTAGCATCATTCATGTACTCCTGAGCAAACTTATTTACGAGTCCCGCTTCTATAAACTCCCTTTTCTTTGCATTTAGCTTAGAAAGTGGAAATTGTTCTTTCCAGATAGGCTGACCATCTTCCACAGCTCGCTTAAAGAATACCTGCCAAGGATAGCTACGGTTATCCTCCATTGCTTTGTTGTATCCATCGTATGTCATTTGCAGGAAGCTATCAAAGTGCACAATCGTGCCAGAAAGCCATATCCAGCCTTCCTTACCCGGGGATTCTTCCAAAGCCGGATAAATCGTTGATACCACCCACCTCTTGATGTCTGCACGTCTTTCGGGTGTCCTTGTGTTTAGTTCTGATTCAAAGTCATCAAGAATGATGCCAGTATATCGGACATCCACTTCAGCCCTACCACGAAGTCTTTGGCTGGTACCTTTGGCTATAATCCTGTCACCCTTGGGGGTAACTAAATCCTTTTCAGTCCATCTTTTCCCTGCTGAACCTCCGTCCATGTTACCAAAGTAATATTTGATTGTCTTGTTTGTCTCTAAGTGGTGTCTAATATATTTTAGGTGGTCAATGGATTGTCCCTGTTCTTCCGATACCCATGCTATAAAGTTCTGTGTATCTTCTCCTGAAAAACAAAGTTTATGAAGAATAGCAGATTTAGAAAGAATAGATTTACCAAAACCCCTTGGAAGTATAATACAGATACGCTCACCGGGTTTGGTTGATATTAATTTTTTAGATACATCGTAGTGATATGAGGGAGATGTGCTTTTATTTAAGAAGTCATTAGGTAAAAAAGCTCTACCAAAGTAAACGAGGTCATTGTATGCTTTGTGCAATACCTCGTCTTTTCTTGCCATTTCTTCTGGCGAAGGGTTGATGTTAAAACTATTTTTTTGCTTTAGCTCTTCTATACCCACCTTTAGGTCCTAACCTTTTTTTTTCTTCCATATTTAAAGCAATAGCAACTGCTTGATACATGGGATATCCTTCGTCAACTAATTTAGATATCTTTTTGTTTACCCTTCTATTGCGAGGTTTGGACACTACCACTTAACCTTATCTGCCCAGAATGCTGCAGACATCTTGCCCTTTGCTATGTTTTTTCTGTGACGTGCTTTAAATGACTTTCTTTTCATGGTGATAGCACGTGATTCACCTTTCTTTGGTTTACCAGCAGTAGATGCGCCTTGCTGTCCAAAGCGTATAGTTTTAATTTTTTCACCCTCTTTAGCAACTACTATGTGTGACTTGGTAGGATGACCGGGTGTTCTCTTGGGTTTATTAAACCCTGCTACCCCTGCTCTTTTGAGTCTTGGGTCTTTTTTTCCTGCCATTATGCTCTTCTTACTCTGCTTGCTATTTTTTTAGTGTACTTCGCTTTAGGCTTTCCTGCTTTAGTAGCTGCTCTTTTTCTTTTGTTAGTAGCTGCTTTTTCTGATGCGGATAAACTCGCTCTTACTTTCTTGGGCAGGTAACGTCCTCTTTTGGACTTTGGTTTCTTTTCATCACCTTTTGTTGTGTAACCCCATTCTTGTTTGGTCCACTTAGATAGTTTATTGGAACTAGACTTTGCTCCTTTATAACCTCCACCTGCTTTTTTATATCTAGCGGTAGCTAACTGAGCCTTTCGAGCTGACCACTTTCCTGCCGGTCCACCCTTGCTGCCTGCTTTTACACTGGCAACAATACGTTTCCATTTTGCAGGTTGTGTCTTTGTAGCACTAGCCATTACTTTTTAGCTTTGTGTACTTTCTGTACTTCAAAAGAAGCAGTAAGGCTTGCACCTTTGTGTGCCTTGAACTTGCCAGTATGCTTCATAAGTTTGTACTGGTTCTTCCCTTTTTTCATCCAGTGATGACCAGTGGGGGCTTTGACTCTTTTAACTGTCATATTGTACCTCTAATCTTATGTTATAGGTTATATTACCCCATTTAACCTGTTTAGGGTAATCCCAGTATCTATTGAGAAGCACTTTCCTCTAATAGTCCGGTTTCAAATGCTTTGAGCTTATCCCTAGAAAAACCTTTAAACTCTTGTATCAATGCTAATGACTCTGTTTTCTTTTCTGTAGACAATAGACCTGCTATCTTCATTAGTGTTTCTAGTGCTCTTAGTTTGTCAGAATCCTTAGCATCTTTCTTATCTACTATATCTTTTGCTTGTTCTAGTAGATATGTCTTACTGATACCGAGGTCATCTAATATTTCTTCGATTTCTTTATTGACCAATGTTCTAATCCTCTTTTGTCTTAATAGTATCCTAGACCTTTCAAGTGCATATTCCTCGTTGTTAGTATCAAACGAATGTATATATGCGTCCTTCTTGTCTATACCTTGTGCAACTAGCTTGGCAAAGTATCTTTCTTTTTCAGTTATATATTTATGTCTACCACTACCAAAACGGTTAATATCCTTAGCAGGGTCCCCTTCTAGCTTTTGCTTACCATTTGTATATTTAAGACCTAGTAATGTTTTAACAACTGTCTGTTTGCCTTTATAAGCAGTGCTATTGATAGTACTCTTTTTAATTATACTAAGTATCTGTCCATCATCAGTAATGGTCCATTCACCTTCTTCTGCAGTGCGCCAGTCAGTATTAATCTTTTCTTTGGGGTATTCTTTACGGAACTCTTTTTCATTATCAAATAAATGATAATCCACGCCTTTGATTGTCTTAAGATACATTACGCCTTAGCTTCAATCTCAGGGTTAGGACCAGCAACAAAGTCTATTAATACCGGGGTATCCATCTCATCTATGACCATTAGTATCTCCATCATGTATTGGTGGTCACCAGTATCAATGAACTTCTTTGATAGACTCTTTAAATAATCTATCGCAGGTCCTAAATCAAGTACTTCTATACGAGGTTCTAATTCCATGGCGGTAATATAATCATAGAATGTAGTATTCAACAAGTAATTAAAATAAGTGTTGACAGGTATAGTGTTTTTACTATAAATTTCAACTGTTGGTTGAGAGGAACAATAATATATTAATATATTAATATTATATTATTAATATTAAATAATATTATTAATATTAGATAGATAGTTAATATTATAATATTTTAATATTTTACCGCATTTTACCGCCGCAGGCAATCCTACCTAAAACTTCTAAAAAAAATCCAAAAAAAATATTTTACTATGTGTGTCTTTCTTTTTTTATGCACACGCCACCCCCCGTTGCCTTTTCGTTGAAAAAAAGGTAGGTTGAGAAATCTGACTTCATTTCATAGTAGGTTAAATATTTCACAATATAAACGTAGCTACAAATAAAATAATAAAAATACGGGAACATTTGAACCCGTCAATCATATACAATACAGTTATTTGAAAATGTTTTTCTCGCCCTTGGTGAATCTACCGCACCATTGCCTGACAGCGTGCGGAGGGCGTTAGCGGGTCTAAGTCTCTCGAATGCAACCCGTGATTATTCTCAACCCTTAATAATAAATAATAGGAGATTCAAATGAATCAATATGATGAATATGCACAAATGATGAACGGCGCACAATCTAACGGTATTATCAACGGCGTTCCTAACTTGCAAGATAATAGTATTACAGAGGCTAATCTTATTTCAGGATTGCCAAGTGTTACTAACTACAATGACAACCTACAATCTGTAGATATTACAGAATATGAAGATATTACAGAAACTCAAGAAGAATCTGTAATACTTACTAATTCTTACAATGTAGGCAATGGACAAACACATGAGGCATTTGCACCAGTTAAGAAAATGCAAACGCAATATGATGACAGAAGGAAATCTGTTTGTCACAATGTGAATATGTTAGTCAATGGCAAGTGGGAAGAAGTAGGAAGTGGCGTTAGCCCTAACTACTTGGTTATTAGTAATAAAGAGCTTAATGCCTATTGTGAGCGGATTAGACGTGGTACTGGTATGAAGTGGGTACATGACCGTATGATGTTCGATGGCAAGCGTTATAAGAACGTTTATAGGACAGAAGACAACGGCATTCATGTTCCTGAGCTAAACGATACAATGTATATCATATTTACAGAAGTGAATAGCTATGATGGTTCAGGCATGGCGGGCTTTAGAATCGATTTTATGGTATTATCTTGCCTTAATGGTATGATATCACCTAGATATGGACTAGAGCACAAGATACGCCACTCACTACAGAAAGTAAACTGGAAGGAAGATATAACCAATGCTAACAGGTTACTTACTGGCGAACGCTGTAATAACAGACTCAAGGAGTTTTCTACAGCTTTAAAAGGATTACACAAACCAGTCGGATTAGAAGACTTGGCGATGATTAGAAATAAATACATCAACAAGCTTAATCCACTACGTTATGGTGAAATCTTAACCAACTTCCACAAAAAGGATGGAAAGACAGCTTGGGACCTATGCCAAGCAGGTACTGATAACTTCTGGCACAGGAAGAAAAGAAACCTCAAGGTGACCAAAGCTGACTTTGACAACAATGGTGAGTTTGTAGACGGCATGATTGAATTTGCCAACGCAACTGCATAGCACAATACAACCAAACTACGGGAGGGCGCAAGCCCTCCCAGAAAGAAGAGAATAAAATGACCTTTACTACAACAATTGAATTAACAGATGCAGTGTATTTTATAGAGTACGCTATGTCATGTGTAACAAAAAGCTTAACAGTAGTTTATATGTCTAAAAATGGCAAGTTCCACAGAATGAACTGGATAAAAGATAAGATTACTAAAAGAAATATAGAGTCTATGTTAGAAATGGACTACGAAAAGCAAACTAGCAAGTAAATAAGGACAGCCCCCGAGAAATCGGGGGTTTTCTTTTTTTTAATATTTTTTTATATAATCCATTCACGTAGGTAATTCACGTAGATATTTTAAAATGTAACATTCACGTAAAGACTGGACGCATTGTGAAATCTATTTTTATTATAGGATATTCACGTAACTACTATTTTATTAATATAATTCACGTAGCTAGGCAGATTGTACAATATAGGGACTCATAGGTAATATATTAATATTATATCTTTTATTTATATTATATATATTAGTATTAATATTATAATATATTAATATTAGCGAAAATAAGATACCCGAATCTCCCCCCGACAAACGAATTATTTTAATTATTTTGGAACTTTTTTTTATTTATCTTGTATACAATACAAACAAACGCAAAGGAATTTTTAAAATGATTTTTAACATATCACACGAAAGAGAAGTAGAAGTAAGCGAAGCAAACATTCAAGCCCTTATAGAAGATATTATACAGACTGCAGAAAGTGAAGACCTCGCAGATTATCAAGGCGAATCCTACACTTGGGATTTTTACCAAATGTATTTGAAAAAGAACATAAGAAAGAGAGTGGATTTTGAAAAAGAAGATAGAGAGCTTGATTTGCAAATTAGAACTTTGCAAGCTAGACGGCAGAGATTAAATCAAAAGTACAATAAAAAAGATTAGTTAAGGGTAAAAGGGGGTTAGGGTTTCCTTTCCTTAGCCCCCTAAAAACTTTGGAACTTTTAAAATAATAAAACGTATAAAATAAAAACGAGAGGAAATAAAATGAAACTACACCACACCAAATATAAAAAGAACTACAAGAAGTTAATCTTAGGTTCTTTGAATGATGTTGACGGGATGAACAGAGAACAGAAAATAAAGCACTTATCAAATAGGATTGACTCAGAATACGGACACCTTGTAGAGAGATTAGGGAGGCAGAAAGCTATTTCAGAATGGCTATCGGGTTTAGCAATCAATATTCCATTCTACAATCAAGATATATTACAACTTGCTAAAGATATGGGTTCAGTGGACAATGAACTAACAGAGAGACAAGAAGAGCGTATTATAGAAAACTACTGGAATTTCATGGCGATGATGGTCTTGGAACTAGAGAAGGAAATATAAAATATGAGAGTTAAAATAAAAGAGTTAGAGGATAATATTTCTACAATCAACGCTTGGCTTGGTCATAAACAAAAACCATTCTCGAAAGATAAAAATGGAAACATAACAAGGAACGAGGGGACGTATTATCTTTATAGGGGTTTAGGTAAGTTTCGCCTTGAGCAAAACGGAGAAACAGGGGTTCGGCTTGTTTCAGACCTTATGACTAAAAAAGAATTAGATATTTGGCTATTGGGTTTTGTTAGAGCATTAGAGCAGACAGGTAAAACGCCACAACTTAAAAGATTGTAAAATAAAAATAAACTAGAGAAAGAGAACTGAACTATGAAAGAAAGAACTAGAAGAGCCTTAATAGATTTAATGATTATAACCGATGAACACAATCTACTTAGGGATGTAGACGAAACTCCAAAAGATTATAAGGATACAAAGAAACAAGCCTATTACGAACTGATGGCATTTATAAAAGAATATGGAGATAAGGGAACTAATTAACAATTAATGCGTATAAAAGAATAAACAAAGGAAAGAAAGATGAACACAGAAATAAGTAAAGATTGGTTTGCATACGTACTATCAAGGTTCGTTGCTTTTGAGATGGATGAAGAAGAACGGCAGAAATTTATTGAGAGATTGATATCAAGTTGGATGTACACCAATAAAAATTGGAACCTATATGAAGTAAGTACGCACCTCAATCTACCTCACTTTGGAGAACCTATTACAAAGTTAGAGAGCAATCCATTTTGGGAAAAAGAATTGAACAACATAAAATAAAAGAAAGGGGCATAGATTATGACAAAACTCGAAAGATATAACACAATACAGTTTGCTTTGAGGGTGGTTCAACAGTATGCTAGAAAAGAAATAAGGGATGTATTCAAGGAGATTAAGAGAGTAAAAAGCACAAACGACAACAAGACAACTAAAGAGAAAGATTTGGCAAATCTATATGACGATATAAACTGCCTACAAAAAAGAAAGAGAATTGCAGAGGTACTATTGTCAGATGAATTTGAGGTACTAAGAAAAAATTCTAAGAAGTTAAAAAGCTTGGAACTTTAATTAAACTTAAGCGTATAATAAATAAAGAGAGGAAACAAACATGGCGATGTACACACCACAACAAGAGTACGGATGCGACGGCACGGGATGCAACGAGTCAATCAAGATTGACATGGAGATAAGATATAGAAACTACGGGGATGATGATGGTTTCTATTGTTGGAAAGAAACAACCAAGACCTTAATCAATGATTGGGGTTGGACAGAGGACGAGCAATGCGACGAGACTCACTACTGCGATGCTTGTTCAGAAGAAAGCGAGGTGGAGTGATGCAGATAGATACTATTAAAGATGAGCTATTTATTTACCTTAACGATGCAATATCGGAGTATATAGGTAAGTACGATTTAATGTTAGGGGATATATCCAACGAGCTAGATAGCAAATATAGTAAAGGATATAACCTAATAGCAGAATCAGTATACGAACAAATAAAAGAAAGTGAGGTGGAGTGATGGACTTTGTTTTATATTGGATTGATAGAGGGGAGTTTGAGTTTGAAAGACATAACTATCCCTACATCTACCATACCACTTCAGTTACAGAGGAGATATGGGACAACGGAAGAAAAGCAGATAAAAAGAGAAGAGATATAACCGAGGCATGGGTTCCAATCAGTGAGTTGCCAAAAGATAAAAAACAAATATTAAATAAAATGATTAAGGAGGTGAACTAATGGGCAGATTCTACAATGGAGACGTAGAGGGTAAATGGTGGTTCGGCGTACAATCCTCAGATACTCCACAAAAGTTCGGAGGTTATGAGACACGTATAGATTACACAATCTGTGATGATGATACATTTAAGAACAGAATGGAGTGTATAGAGAATGACTTAGAAGATAGGCTACCGATTCTAGAAAAGTTCTTCAAGGAAGAGCCTTACTATAACAATGAGAAGTTACACAAATATATGTCTAAGCACATTGAGGGCTACGAATTAGAGTGGGTTAGTCAAGACGTTGAGGACTACGCAGACTACTGCTTTGGTAAGGAAGTTCAACGGCACTTCAAGGAGAGTGGCGAGAAATATTGCAATGTTAATTCGGAGTTGTAAAAAAATCGGGGAACCTTCAGAGCCGTCCCGCGTTAAAGAAGAAAAGAAAGGACAACAGATGAACAGAGAATTAGCACAGAAGGGGATTGATGCCTACGTTGACGCAGAGTTTCCCCTAAACATATTTAAGAGTTGGGATGTCGTGATGAACTTCTTCAGTGAGGTAGAGCAAAAGACAGATGAAGAGTCGCAAGAGATGTACGACAAACTTCCCGATGAGGTCATGCTTTACAGAGGCATACTAGCGAAGGAGAGGTTTGACACACAACTCGGTGCGTCATGGACAACCAATGAGGAGGTGGCAAAGATGTTTGCCCTACGATTCAGTAGATTAGGAGGCACGCCGTTCATTATGAAAGGCGAGATAGATAAGGAGAACATATTGTACTTCACAAACGCCAGACAAGAGTCAGAGGCTATAATCAACCCAGATTCTATGATATGGGTAGACCATGAGGAGTTGTAATGATGAAAAAGTATTACCAGACGTTACGTGAGGCAAAGAAAGCATTGAAGCAAAACCCTTATGGTTACGACTTTAGAATATGGGACTTAGGTAAGCATAGAAAGAAAAGAAGATTCTTTGTGGGCACTAAGCTCGAATGGCTTAACTTTGCAAGATGATAACATTTAGAAGGTCATATTATTGTGTTGGACATTTTGTCATGCCACTATTTATATTATGGTACATGATACCAGCACATTAGGAAATATAAATGCTACGTGAAAAGATACATCAACTACGGGGCGAGGGATATAGCTACAATGCCATTTCTAAGCTCTTAAGATGCTCTAAATCAACGATTAATTATCATTTGGTACTTGGTGCCAAAGAAAAGATTATAGCTCGAAATAAGCGATATAAATGGAAGAAGAAAGTTGATGAATTTAATCTTGGTTTGCGTGAAAGATACGAATGGAAGTATGATTATTTGCTGAACAAGCAATGCGTAGTTTGTGGCGAGAGTAATCCATTGGCTTTGCAGTTCGACCACAAGAGCAAATATATCAAGACGGATAACATGGCAAATCTTTTTCGGAACAAAGTAACGATTGAAGAGTTAGAGAAAGAGGCAAGTAAATGCAGGGTGTTATGTGCGAATTGCCACCAAATAAAAACAGCGAAGGAGACTAACAGAATGTTTTATCAGATATGTATGGAAAGAAAAATAGAGGACTTTATAAATGAATGTGGAAGATAAGAAAACTTTTATTGCAGAGAACTACCCAGATTGTATGGTAGCAAACGGATTTGGAGATGCTATCTTAGGAATTGTAGAGAGGTATGGACATGAAGCAGTAGTTCTATATGACAAGAACAAATGTATTGAGATACTAATGGAAAGGGATAAGATGTCAGAGGAAGATGCGTATGAACACTTTTACTATAATGTGATTGGTTCCTACGTTGGCAAGTACACTCCATGTTTTGCTGAGATTCTGTAATATAAATAGAAAGGGTAATAAAGATGAACGTAAAAGAATCGTTAGGAGATTACGAAAAAAAGATATTCGATAGGTTCGGATATGATGTTAATAAATTAAACGATGAGCAGATAGAAATTATTCTACAGCCTCAATGGGCACCAGAAAACTTTTATCAAGATGGAGAGATAGATAGTAGAATGGCAGACAGAATATGGGTTAAAAGATTGATAACGCTCGGAGTTTATAATAGAAACTACGTTGAGTATATTCTAGGATAAGGTTTAGGATATGAACACAACTAAAATAGTATTGATTAATTGAAGTTAATTTCACAAATAACAACAATCAGTTTGTACCCTAAAAAAAATATTTGGGAACTTTATTGAAACTTAATAGTTATAAGAGTATGGGTATCATTATTGAAAGTAGGACAGAAATTGTCAGGGTGTTAGAAACCTATCTTGATACCCTTTTAACGAGAGCCTCTGTATTCAGATGTGTGTTGGGCAGTCTGGACTCTTCAGAGAAAACTGAGGTCTTGCTTGAAGGTGCACTAAGGCAAGAGACCAAACAACGGAGGCTCTTAAATTTAAGGACAAAAGCATGAACAAGAACAGCGTTAGATACTTAGAAAGATTAATGAAAGCGGAGATGGACAAGCACAAGGTAGCTTTAAAAGATTTTAGATTTAGACAGCGTGGCATTAGGAAGATTGTAAATGACGTAATACCACAAGATGCAGACAGATTAGTAAAGATAGGCGATAGGGCAAAATGGTTGATGAATAATGTACCAGAGAATTATAAGTACGGAGAGATGATAGAAATTAATAACGCAATTGCTAGTAACTTGTATGAGCATTTACAAAGAGTAGCAGAAAGGTATATAGGTGAATTATGATAGGCGGAGATAAAACAGCAGTACAATGCCCAGAGTGTGATGAGACTTTGGTTTGGTGGGAGTTTGGAGATTCTGGAGACCAATCAGATTTAGGAATGGGCTGTGAGAATGCAAAGTGCGAGGGCTTTGAGGTACAGCCAGATGATGTTTACTCAGCTATCGTAGCAGAGGCAGAAAGATTAGTATCGTAGTGCACGTTTGTATTGCCAAAGGTTTTTTTCGGGAAGTCAGTTCATCGCTTCCTCTTTATTTCCCTTTGGCACGCACTGCGATAAAGCGGGGGAGGTATTTTAACCACGCACCTCCCCCCTCTCGATTTAAGATTTATAAACAAGAAAGGGATAATATGTTAGTAAAGGATTTTTTTAAGTGGGCACGTAAAGAATCTGAGGTAGAGCTAGATTTGATGGAGAAGAAGGGAATCGAGTACACAATATCAGATAAGGACAAACTTGCTAATTTCAAGTCAATCGGACAACGGCTACGATGTCAACCGGAGTTTGTTGCTATGGTATATTTACTAAAGCACATGGATAGTGTAAGGAATTATGTATTAGAGGGTACAGAGGCATCTGACGAACCGATAGAAGGTAGGCTCAGAGATATACGTAATTATTGTTTACTGCTAGGTGCCTTAATAAAAGAACGCAAAGAAGAAGGTAAAGGTTTTAAGAAAGAGTCACGAGACTTTTTCAAGCTAACAGATAATTATATTAGCGACCTGCAAAAGAAAAATAAAAAGAATGATAAATCCTAATTTACTCCATGAGGAATTAAACATTGATGATTTTGAATTAAAAATTGAATTAAAAACCACAGAGTGTATTTGGAAAAGCTTTGAGATTTTAGATAGGACATTTTTTGATGATATGTACGAATGGTTTTACAAAGAAGAGAACGCACTTAATAGGTGCGAAGAGTTAGATGATAGTGAGTTAGAAAGAATAAGTGATATATGCAATGCGATTCAATTAGACGCTATAATTTTTAACGACTTACAGAGATAAATTTAAAAAAAACAAAAAAGAAGGGAACAAAATAAGATGGGTATAGTTAAAGACCTATGTTTACTATTTGTGTATGAATGTAAACGTAACAAAGAATTTATTTTAGGAATGATAATAGGAATCATTATCGGTAAGATAATATAGAAAGGTTAATAGTGTTGGCGAATTACGATAAGATTATAGAACAAATACAATCTGAGATAGTGAGGATACGGGAAGCTAATAAGAAGTTGCTACTAAAGAATAGCACATTGCAGTACGCAGAAAATACGATGTACTTAGCAGGTCTTTATAAGGGGTTAAGTATTGTTACGGACCACGTAAGAGACGAATTAAAAGAGCTAGATAAATGGGCAGACGATAAGCAAAATGACATTTCTGCTTGAATATGGCAAGAAACAGTGTAAATTCCGAAAGTATCAGCAATTATTTAGGAGAGTTATGTTGTTAAACAAAACTGCAATTAAAAAAATGTTTCACGATGAGGGCATACAGGTCAATGTATTAGCACTCAACATTGTAGAACGCCTTGTGCGATACGTGGTAGATTCTATGATAATCGGAGCAAAGTTCAAGAAAGTAAAAAGGGTTAAGCCTAGCAATATAGAAAAGATATCTGATGAAGAGATAAAAACTATGCTTATACACATGGATGATAGACCTTTTTAAGATATACGATGACTATATTATGGACCTCAAGGGCGAGAACTATGACGCCCGATACGAGGGTAAGGATACATGGTTTCACGCATCTGGCGCAGGTTTGTGTATGCGTAAACACTACTTTGCCCAGATAGAAAAGCTACCGACCGGAGACAAGGACTCTAACACGATGCGACTCTTCAGACTTGGTGACTTGGTTCACGGAGATATGCAAGAGGCATTAGAAAGATACGCAAAAAAGAACGGGTACGAGGTTCACATTGAGACAGAGATTCTGATTCCACGATTGAATGTACGCAGCTTTGTAGATGCTATGATTCTAAAAGATGGTGCATTGTACGATATCAAAACGTGTAACGATTTCAAGTGGCAATCTCTCTTTGGCAGATACGGAAGTAAAGAGGCACCGCAAAATTATGCAATTCAGTTGGGAACTTATGGGCTTTATTATCGTGAAAACAATATAAAGATAAATAAGATGGCACTACTTTTTTATAACAAGAACAATTCACGTGTCAAAGAATTAAAGGTACCGAGAAAGTATATTGATATCGCAGAAAGATATTGGCTAAAGGTAGAAGAATTATTTAAAGACGGCTTACCACCGATAGAGAAGGGGTTCTCTCCAGTAGAGGATTGGGAGTGTAACCCTAAGTATTGTTCGTTTTACGAGCCTTGTGGTGGTGGCATAAAAGGAATACAAGAAAGGGAAAACAAATGGACCAAGAGGTAGATTGGGAAAAGGTAAACAGAGGCAAGGTGCGATATGGTTTTGCACTTGAATTGTACAAGCAGGGCAAGATGTTAAAACCATCTGAGATAGGAAAGATAGAAGCGTTTGTAGGATACGTAATGAATGGCGTAGATGAGGACAGTCCTCCAGACAGACCAACTGTTAAGAAGCCATACATGGACAAAGAGCAGTGTAAAAAAGTCTTAGAAACAGAACAAAAGGGAACACAGAGATTTGTAGAGGCGATGGTTCATTTGGATATGGATGGTCTCAAGCAAGAAGATTCAGATAAGGTTTTAAAAGCTTTAGCTGACGGCAAGATTACCATGGATAACCTTCAAGCATCACTAGATAAGATACACGAAATTAGAAAATCTTATAAGTAGATGTCAGACGACTCTTACTACATACCAAGTAGGGATAGTGCGGACTCTCGCATACCCACTGGAGAATACAAAGCTATGATATGCGACATAGAAGTTATGAAGGATATGCGTTGCGGGGGGTTCATAGCTGATGTATTCAAGCCGGTCTATCGTATCAAGCATTCAGAATACGATGGAACAGAAATAAAAGATAGCGGGCTCTTTAGATATAAAGATGTTCAAGGCTATCAGTTCAAGCCAAACCGTAATTGGGGATTTGCTAAGTTCTGCCAAACTCTTGGCATACAAAAGAACGATAAGAATAAAATGTCTTTACCTTATTTGCAATTGAGTATGTTGACAAACATAGATATAATCATTGACGTCACTTATAAGAGTTTTGTAAATAAAGAAGGTGTAAATGTCAGCTATCCCGTAGCGGTTTTAAAAAAGAAAATAGAGGAGGTTCCGTTTTGATATATTGGAACAAACTTAAGATACAGCCAACAGAAAAGATGACCGATGCAGATGTTAGGGATTTTGTAGTATGGGTAACGAAGAAAGCAGAGCAGTTAGGTTTTCAAGTTGAGTTGGACCTACATAAAGAATCGGGCTCCGGTTCTTCGGAAGCAGTAAGTCCAAACCCATTGGCTACCAATGAAAGCGATTAAAGTAATCTTAAATCAAGGACAGCTAAAGCATATTACTAAGCAGGTAAGAGATGAGGGAGGTGCAGATTACCGGTTTGATGTAAACCTTTTGGAGGGTAAGCTGTCCGAAAATAAATGGGCAGAGATGCTAGAGACCATTGAGTTTAAGAAAGATTATAAAGCATGGGACACGGGTAATATAGCTGTAGAGTACAGTAATAATGGAAAGCCAAGTGGTATCTCTGTTACTGAAGCCAAGTATATTGCATACGTACTTGTAGATGAAAAGCAAAACGAGAACGTAGCTATCTTTATTAAGACAGAGGTATTCAAGAAGATGTGTCGTAAATACTTGAGGCACCCACAAAGAGATATTAAAGGTGGAGATAACTTTAGCTCTAGCCTAATCTTACTACCGGTTAAAGAACTATTGAATCCTAAATTTATATTTGAGTCAGAGGATGATAAAAAAGAATGGGAGTATAAATGCAGAGACTGTGGTTACGTATATATTTCACAATCTAAAACACTTTTCAAAATCTGTCCAGATTGTATAAAAATAGATAAAAAAATTAAGTTGGAGATAATTTGAAGAACAAAAACAAGACCAATAACAAAGACAGAGACAAGCAGATTACACACTTGTTTGAAAGGGTGTACGGCTTAGGACAAGAATTACGGATGGTAAGGACGCTTTTAGAAAACTATATAATATGGAATGGCGATGTCGAAAAATTCACAAAACACTTACAAGAAGACCAAGAAAAAAGAGAATCAAAGACGAGGAAAAAGAAACCGTCAAAGAGGAGCGGAGCTACAAAGGCAGGCAGTAAACCTAGCTAAAGATTTTAAACTAGAAGCTTTTAATCGAGACAGAGGTGGGGCGCAACATGAGATGGGTGACATAGAGATTGAAGGTAATTACTACGGTTGCAAAAGAAGAAAGTCTATTGCGACTTGGGTAAAGCCAGAGAAAGAAGAAGTGGGTGTGGTAATACGAGAAGACAGAGGTGCACCATTTATGGTAGTCCCATTGGAACATTATTTATTTTTAGTGTCGCTTTGCAAGGAAAAGATTTAGCGGGGAAACATTGGCAAAAGAAAAAGTTGGTTGGCGCTAACTGTACTTTTAACCCATTGTAGTTTAAAAATAACCCGCTAAAAAATTAACAAACGAAAGGAGCCAAGAATGGCATTTGAACATAAACCAAATACTGCTACAGTATTTTTTAACGGAAAGAAAAGCGGTGATAACCAGCCAGATTTCACAGGAAAGGGTAAGGTTGGAGATAGTTTGATGGAGTTCGCTATGTGGAGAAAGAAAACTCAGAAGGGTGATGAGTATTTTTACATGAGTTTTAAGGAACCATCAGAGAAATTCGGCAATAAAAAGAGTAATGACGACCCTTTTTAAAAAAAGCTTGAATGAAGGCTGTAACGGGGGTAATTTCGCATTATCCCCCACAGCTATATATTGTATCAAAATATTATTTATATCGTTATATAAGCTAAATTAGGAGGTGTTTTTGTTTACAAGTTTACAAAAAAACACAGAAAGCAAGTCATTGTTTATAAAATGCCCTTTGATAGATTCTAAGTGCGCAATGTGCGGAGAATCTAGTTGGAATCCTATGACAGACAGCTATAATTCTACAAACTATTTACATTGTGGAATGGTGACAGGTTATGAAACAAGAGTGGATGCACTAGAAAAGTGCTGGCTTAAGATGGAGAAGAAAGAACAAGCTAAATTTAAAAAGCAAAAGAAGAATGAATACTACGCTCTGAACCCTAGCAAGATGCACAAGATGAAAGTGACCTATTACTAAAAATCCATTAGCGGGTCTTTAGTTTCTTCTTCTAACCTATTATACTTTCTCATTAAATATCTATTGATTTCTTCAGGTCCAATGTCTCCCATCGTCAATGGTCTTTCTGGGAAAGCATTGTTCCATTCGTTTATTACTCTTTTTGCAGAGTCATCTTGGTCTGCTAACATAAAATCAAATATCTTTTTCTTGGTTACCGACAAGAAGCTCCTCCTTCTATCTCCTCTTTGCTTTGGAGTTTCCAATCTTCTTGCCGCCCGACTAACTTGCGTTCCAAATATAGGCGCTAAGTATTTAGCTGAACGTCTTAATGTAACAGAATTAGGACCAAGCTCTATCATGTCGTTCCCAATTCTTTGCATGGCAGAGTACATCTTAAATGAATCCTGTATTATTGCTGGTTTTGCTAAAAACTCTACAGACCTCCAAGGGCTTTCAGATGACACAATATCAGACACAATACCAAATGCGCCCACAGCTCCTATTGCTTCACGAAAATCCTTGAGCGTGTACTCCCCTTGACCATCTGCGTTTAGTCTGTAATTGTCATCGTATATATCTTCTCCTGAAAGCGCATTAGAATACGTAGCTTTTGACCAGTTTACAAACGCACCACCAAATAAGCCTGCAGCTCCTAATCTTAAAAAGAAAGTTAGGTCTTTATCTTTTATAGCCTGATTGACCCACCTTGAAAGCATTTCTGCTTGTCTGTATCCAAACCTTTTAAATAATATAAACGGTTGAAACTTGGGATTGTTAAAAAAATTAGGCTCTAAAAAAACATTTTTTTGTAATTGTGTACTTGAAGAAAATTCATACATAGCTTTCGCAACATTTTTCGGCGTAATTTTTTGCTTAAAATCTGTAATACCTAACTCTCTTAGATTTCTAATAGCAAAGTCTCTTCTACGTGCCTGTCTCAATGTCTTTGGCTTTATTTGAGCAGATTTTTGCCACGTCTTAACTGCTTCTAAAGACGTATACGCAGATACTAATTTATTAATCCTGTTAATTCTTTGGAACTGCGTTACAGCTGTCAGCTTATCAGCCATCAACCCTAACTTAGATTGGTTCTGCGGTTGAAATCCTGCTATCATTTCATGCAACTCTAAAGTACCTGCCCCTGAATTCTTTTTAATTGCATCTCTATATTTTTTGTTTGTTATCGCATAGTATGTACCCTTGAAAAAAGGACTGTATCCTAACTTCAGAGCGGTAGAAATAAAAGTTTGAGTTACGTTTGGAATGGTTGCAAATCCAAGACCTATTTTAGTAGCTACTTGAAAATTAACTAAGTCATTTAACACATTTTTTGCTTTAAGATTGTAGTTATACCTTGGATTCAACTCTATCAAGCCTGTATATGTATCAAAAGCCCTCTGTAGAATATCTGCTTGCTCTCCTAGTTTTAAAGCTTGTAAACTTTTAATTTTATCAAACATAACCCTACCATCTTTGCCTGCGTTTTCAGCGTAAGCAACTCTTTTAGTGGCTTGGGCTATGTAATTCATCAAAACTAATCCAGCATCTTTTTCATATATCTGGTCACGTACCTCTTTTGGTAATTCTTTTTCTTTTCTCTTTCTTTCAAGGTTCTTGTTTAGTATTACTCTTTCACTAATAACATTATTCCTAAGCCTTTCAAAAGCCTGTGAAAAGCCTACATTGATGCTTTGCCCTCTACTAGCCCTAGACCTTTCCTGTATAATAGACTGACGCATACTCTCTAATATCTTTACGGTTTCAGGTGAAAATCCTTCTCTCATAAAGTCTCTAAGGTTTTGCTCAAATCCGGGCTTTCGTATTAAGTCAGATGACAATGTGCGAGGGTCTAGTGTTGCTATCTTATCTATGTCGGTATAGAGAGCTTTCATTATCTTTGGCTTCATAACTCTTGGAAAGTAATTTTGCACAAAAGGAGCTAGGTCTAACCCAGACTTTTCAGATATACCCCAAGTTTTATAAAGCACTTTCCTAATATTCTCTGTTCTCTTAACAGCTCCAGTATCTGTTGATTCCAAGTCTCTCCCTAACTGTTCTCTAATTTTCTTGTTCCTACCTGCTTTTAAGAAACTTCCAGTCACCTGATTTAGATTAAACTGCTTTCCATCAGGTGTGGTAAATGGAGCATTGTTAAGTTCTGTTGCAAGTCTAGAAAATAAAGTAGCATTTCTAGAGTTCATGTTTTCAATAAGCCTACGCCCAGTAACAGCTATGGGGTGTGTAAGTCTATACTTAGTAGGAATTATTTCTTTTTTAACTCCTAAGAAAGCCTCATAGATTGGAGTAGGTAGAACCTTTTGTACTAAAGATTTTGCTGAGACCTCTGGTACCTCTATTGAATCTTTCTTGTAACGCTTCAATATATCATTGGTCGCTTTTCTTCTGCGCAAATCTTCTAACAATCTGTATTTTCCAGCTCTACTAAGCTTTTGATAATTAGACCTAAAGCCACTTTTTTTCTCTATTAAATCAAAAGATTTAGTGCTATCTTTACCAAAGGCTGCTTTATCTATAGCTTGCTTGTAATCTAAATCAGAGAGGTCTAATTCTTTTTTTAAACCAAAACTTCTTTTTCTCATGGCAGTTGGTATATTTACACCAAACTTGTCAGTCTCTCTGGTATAGTTTTTAAAAAAATCTTTCTTTGAAATGTTAAAGGTTTTGTTATTACTAACATCTTCAACTTTAAACATTGGCTGTTTTCTTTCTTTACCTGTCCAGTCTGTTAATATTCTCACTGTCTTCTGACCGGCACTGTCTTGCCAAGTTTCTTGCGCAACTCTATTCCTTGCAGATGTTTTTGCTTCCTGTTCTGCTGCTACTCTTAGTTGCTCTTCTGATTTTGCTCTATTAGTGATTCTGCTAGGAACCTCTATTGTTTTCTTAACGATAGCTCTTTTCAAGGTTAAGCCACCAATGACACCAGCAGCGTGTATATAAGATTCTGCAGAGGGAAGTTCTCCTTCTAATAAAGGCGATGCAGTACCAAAGACCCCTGTTTCTACTGTCTTTTCTGCGCCAAAAGATTGATACTTTGTGAGCCCTTTCCTTGCTGCGGCTTGTTGAACTTTAGCACCTACACCTCCAGTCAATGCACCAAGAGCACCACCACTTACACTGTCCTTTAGTGTTCTTACGATGTCAACATCGTCTGTAGTTACTTTCTGTCCTAGCGATGATTGCAAACCTGAATAAAAACCAAGAGCAGTACCACCTGTTAAAGATTTTGCTCTGGCTTGATTTAGGATTCTTTTACTACCTATATTAACAGCTCTTACTGCTAATTCTTTGCCAGCACCGGATTTTACCAGCTGATTAACTGCTAATTTTTTTACAGCAGCGCCGCCTAACCCACCACCTATAGCTAAAGTTGCAAAGTCTACAGGTGTCGCAAAGCTTATAACAGTAGAGGCAATATCCTCTAACATATTAGGGTTGTAGTCACGGTCTACGTCAAAGACTTTTTTACCTCGACTAACTTCCCTAGCCATACCTTCTATACTTTGATTATAACCTTGCTTTACCCAGTCAGGAAGCCATTCACCCGGTATAAAACCGTAAAGTCTAGATTCTTTCTCTGTCTGACCGCCGGGAAGTTGACCATACAGGTTTAGAATCTCAAGTTTTCTTGATGCACGGTCTGACATATATTTATAAGTTAATTTTTTCTAAATCATTTATAAGATTAGTATCACCCTTAAATGGGTTATTTCTAGAGCGTATCGTACCTTCTTTATCATAGGCACTTTTAGCAATTTTTGTAAATTTTTCTATTTGCTTCTTTAAGCTTTTTCTTAAATTTTTACCTGCTAAAGTACTGGGGTCTATTGTTCTATAGTAATCCACACCATCTAAAATTAATTTACGTAAATTTTCTGCCGCGTTTGCATACTCAGGTGAATTTATATCCTCTGGACTTGCTCTATAACTTGCACGAACTTGCATTTGTCCAAATAACCTGTCTGTCTCTGCCTCAAAGCCTTTCATAGCTGTAAATTGTTCTCTGCTAAGATTCTTTCTAATAGCTGGCTTTCTGTCTTCAAATCGCTCATCCATTTTAGCACTCTCAAGGGGGCTTATAGCACCGGGCACACCGGGAAGCAAGCTAAAGCGTGTCTCAAAAGAACCTAATTGACTTTCTAATCGTTTATTAGCTTCATCGTCTTTTACAAAGCTAGTGTCAACCTTTGGGCTCGGCTTATCTTCAGTTGTTCCTGCCGGTAAAGGAGTTATTTCATCGTCTATACCGTTTTCTAAATCTTCTAAGTTATCTGTATTAACACCAGTATCTCGCAATAGACTGTCTAAATCTTTGTCTTTTATGCCTTCTATTGTTGGGTAAGAACCAAAGCTTTCTTCATATTCTTTTCTTGCGCTATCTCTGACTACGTTTAATTGTTGTTGTATACTGCCAAGATATTGCTCTAGCGTAATATCTTTATCGGCTCGTATCTGACTGTAGGTTGCCATTGGATTCTTAAGTATAGTTTCTAATTCTATTATTTCATCTCCAAAAGATGTTTGCTTTTCCTCGTCACGAGTAAAAGTAACTTCATCCATCGTTGACTTTTCTATATTTTTTACAGTAGTGTAATTAGTTGCGCTTAAGCCTTTTTCTCTATATAAATTTTTAATAGCGTCTTGCCTAGCTGACGGCTCTAAAGAGTTTAGCTCGTAAATTCTACTTTGTAAGCTATCTTGCTTGTCAAAGCTTTCCTGAAATGTATTTACAAGTTCTGGGTTATCTTTAACAAGGGGATGTTGTTTTATTAAAAGTCTTTTTACATCTTCAGTCGCCCCGCCATATACTTGATTAAACTCTTGTATTTGTTGATTCTTAAGAGCTCTTTCTTCGATTCCTTTTCTGTAAAGACGGTCTTCTTCAGCGCTCTGCCTTGCAACATTAAGTCTTTGTTCTTGTAAGTCAAGCTGCCTGTTTCTTAAATAACCTTGTAATAAAGTTTGAGTTGCTTCACCAAAAAAATCTCCGTTTGCCATTATTTCTTACCTGTTTTGTTATTGTTAACCATACATCCTGCGCTCATCTCTTGCACGCATTTCCTCATACTCTTCTCTAGCTTCTTCCAAAGTCTTAGTAGGGTCTGCTCTAAGAATATCTTCAGGACTCTGTACGTCTGGATTTGTAACTGAGTTTACGCCAAAATTAAATCCAGCTGTTTGCTCTATATCTCTAATAGCGCTTAGTAAGTCACCTTGGAATCCTTCTATTACTCCTCTTCTTTGTCTTGCCACATCAGTTTGTAGAGCACCTAATGTATTAGCAAATTGCCTCTGTCCTATTCCTGTGCCAGAAAACCCGGTTTGACCAGCTTGTTGCCGCATTTGACCTCTTATATTTCCGGATGCTTGCTGTGCTCCAGTTTGTATATCACCTAACTGTTGAGCGTATCCCATTCCAAACTGAGGCAAGTCACTTAAATACTGTTGTAGTCTTGGGTCATCGGCTATGTCAGAAAAACCTAACTGCTCAAGAGCTCTTAGTGGGTCAGTTGCTGTGCCATAAGCCAAAGGTTGTGAAGGCGCAATTGTAGGAGCAGGTGGAGGAGGTGGGGGTATTGGATTTGTCATACCAACTCCGCCCTCTTCAAAATCATCCATTCCAAATCTATCTACCATACCTCCTACTTGCATCGTTGGCGTCATCATATTTAACAATCCGCCACCTCTAAACATAACACCCGTAGACTCAGCGGAAGTTGGCTGTAAAAATCTTGAAAAGTCCAAAAAGTCTGAACGTGGTTGGTTTTCCATTGGAAGTATTGGGTTGAAGTCAGCTAAAGTTGTTTCTGGTATATCTGAAAATTCAATGTCTCCTAATAGACCTGCCGTATCACCGATTACTGGAGCGGATAAAGGCGCAACAGAAGGAGTGTCTACTGGTATGTCTTCGGCTGGTAGAAAATTTAACAAGCTTTCTTCAGATGGATTTATAACTTCTTCTATTGAACGCAGCGAAGGGTTGTCAGCGATACCTTTTTCAGTAACTCTTTCAGCAAAGCCCTCAGCTCCTATGCCGAAATCCCTAACTAACCTATCACCTGTAAGTTGATTTAATTTATCAAGTCCTTTTTCTCTTAAGTCTCCATAAAAATCACCCATAATATTAGCTTGAACAGCCCCTAATATAGCTCGCTCGGGTATGCCTTCTTTGTACGCATCCTCAGCCGCTTCAAGCCTTTCTACTTCTCGTCCAGCGTATTTTGTGTCACCGTAATCTTGCTTTTGATACTGAGCATCGTAAGCACCTCTTAGTATACTCCCAAGACCCGGCTTGAAAAGGTCTCCTGCAAATTGTATACCCCCACCTATAAGCCCCCTTCTTTCTTTTTTGGCTGCTGCTATTTCTGCTAGTTGCTCTAATATTCTAAGCTCACTATCTCTTTGTCTATCCCTACTAGCCTTAGCTATTCTGCCTCCTAATTGATAATTAGTAGGTTTTCCTGTCATACCGCCACCGTATAGTTCCATTAAACTTTTTGCCATATCAAGTCCTCGTAAATTCTAAAAAGTACCATGCTCCCAGTTGCTTTCTATACAACCTGAGTTTCCCATCGCTAGTCTTTACTATGCGCTCTTCGCCGTCATTGCCAGTATTTTTAGCTGGTACCCCTACTTGTAATTTAGTTTTAATACCTTTGGTATTATATAAATATCTTTTTTCCCTATCTATAGCCATTATGTTACATTCTTACTTGTTGGTCTATATTCTACTGATACATTATTAATCTTGTGGACACTACTACCATCTAAATCTAACTGCACTTGAAAGGATGACACTGATAACGGGCTACTAAATGTTACATTATTAACATCTAAATCATTGTCAGTATCAGATAATGTACCTCCATTTGCTACGGCTTGCTTTACCCCAGAGCTATCTGTGTGTATATACTTCAGTCCATTAGTACTGCTATTGTCACTTGCATACTCAACACTAACTCCGTATACTTTTTTTACTACACCGGGCAATCCAAAGTCATCATCTTTTAACTTGATGTCAAATGTAGTTCCAGAGTCAGGTTCGCCATCGTAGGAGATTATTTCATTTGTACTTACTGCCATTGTCATCTTATTATAAACATCTGTTATCGGGTTTGTCTTTATGTTGCTTGCTACTAAATCTTCTACGAAAGTAAAAGATTTGCTGATAAAGCTGTATATATAAGCATCTCCATTATCACCAGATTCTGCGTGTCCGTTAAACGTAAGTGTCCCATTAGTAACACTACCTCCAGTTGTAGATACAGAAAGCTCAAATGTAGTAGAGTTTGTAACAGAAAGCACGCTTGCACCAGTGGGAATCCCTGTACCACTAACTGTCATGCCCGGAGCTATAGCTGCAGTACTATCCATCGTGATAGTCGGGTCATTGTTGTAATCACAAGTGCTGTCAGTAAAAGCTAGTCCAGCGTTTCTAATAATTACTAAATGTTTATGAGTAGGCTCATACCCTACCATCGTGTCTATGTCTACAAAGTCAGACCACTGGTCCTCTATAATTTTTGTCTGCAAGTTTTGTATTCCGCTTCCATCATATATGTATAAACCATTTTTATTTACCCAGCATACGCCAAAAGGTGTCTTTGTAACGGCAGCATGAAACTCTACGCCCATATTTTGATGTGAGCTTTCCAAGAACCATTGAGTATCCGCACCTCCACCAATATTGATTACGTACAATGTTCTATTCTTGTAGGCAAGCAGTCTATCCGCATAGGCTTCTAGTTTTATAAATTCTTCACCATCGTTCACACCTATATCAATAAAGCTAGTAGGTAGTATCGTGTCAAACTTGTTTATATCGCTAAACAACAGCCTATCAGGTTGATGTACAACACTACCAGTAGAATCTAATGTTTTTACATTTGCTATAAACTTTCTCCTGTTTGTTACCACGCTTGTCTTGTAACCAGAGGCTGTACTGGAAGCTATGTGATTTGTAAAAACTGAAGAGGTATATCCATTTAAAGTTTCAAATGTATCTATATTGTTAACCGATATGTTAACAGAGCAACGCAATACCTTAGACTGAGAAAATGCTACTGTCCAACCTGTATACTCTCCTTCTAGGCTAGAGCGACAACCTTTTGACAAGTCAATATCTGCGACTAGCTGATACTCGCCTTTGGTCGTGCTATCTCTCATATATATTCTACCACCACTAATTCTCTTATTGTATCCGTTAGTAGCAATAATTCTAAGGTTTAAGTATTTGTCAGCGCCTATCGTTATAGTACCTTTCATTTCGGATGGCAAAGACTCTTGCCTTTCGTCATATATAAATGTTTGTGCAAATTCAAACGTCCCAGCCGTCATTGTTCCAGCGCCGGGTTGTGTCACTTCTATGTTAAATCCAAATCCGGGGTCTGGGGCTACGATATAATTGTCGTTACCAGCGCTTGTACTAACTGTGTCTGCTAATGTTAAGACACCAGAACTATTTGCACTGGATATAGCGTGCTCCGAGCTATCTTCTAGGTTTATTAAAATAAAGCCTCCAGTATCAAGAGCTCCTTCGTGAGCAGACCCTAAACCAGCTCCCGGACTTCCATCAACCGTATTGTCACTATTAGAACCACTCTGAGTAATATCTCCAGTCATAACTAAGCCACCGTTAGTAGGGTAGCCAGTAACAGTCGCACCTGTTATAAATGGGTTTTCAAAAGGTCTATACAATCCACTAAAAGTGCTCACATACTGAGATATAGTTTGTGTAGAACTGCCATCAACCACTAGCTGTGTTCCATCATCATCAAGCCAAAGCTTTCTCTTAACAAACTGATATATCTTCGTAGTGTTTGTTGCTCCAAAAGCAGCATCCGATAATCTCACTGCTCCATCTGCTATATCATAAACTACTTGACCTCCTGTGAATCCAGCAACCACACTTGTTACATTCATATCAATCTCGTCTGCATCAAAGCTACCGCTCTGAGAAAATGGGGCTTGGTCTTCGCTTATATCGATTTTTGTAGAGGAACTTGGGTCGGCAAGAAATGTAAACACACTAGGTGTATTCGTACCATCTAATTTAAAATCCATGACTGCTTGAAACAAACCGTAACCTGCCTGCATAGCCCCACCTAAACTAGGGTTAGTATAGTTAGTACTGTTATCAATAGCTTTTCCAGCGGACTTTACCATGCCCAGCTCGTCTACAATAACATTATTAGCTTGCGCTAGTTCATTATCTTGTATAGAACGAGCATTGGTCTTTGTGTTTAGACCGCCGTCAAAACGTGTATATGTCTTAAACTGCTTTGGCATTATTCCTTAATCTCAAAATGTACGAGGTCATCAAATCGATTGTCTTTGGTCTTGGTATCTTGGTCCCAATCTCCACCCCAACGAATGTTCAATCCCATCTGTTGTGCAATACCTATAACATATCCACCAAAATAGTGAAACCTATCACGGTCAGACCAGTCAATAGGATAAGGAGCAACATCGACAGCAATGCTAGGTAATTTATTGTGCTTTCCATTTGGGTACTTAAGTTTGCTGTTTCCTTTTCTGTATGCTTCGTTCTGCCTTTCCTCGCCCCTATGACCTTCAATGATGGTGCAGTCGAATCTCTTAACAACTTCTTCAAATAGTTCCTGTAATCGCTCATCACAAGTCTCCAATCTGCTTAAACTTCTTTTGCTGAACCTCGGCATTACTTTCCCTTAATGATGCCTTCTAGTAAGTCAGTAACAATATCAACGCACTTTTCAAAGAATATCTGTTCTTTTTCTTCTGACACAAAAGGTATGTCAATTTTTTCATTAATCTTGGTAGCTATCTTCTGAGCCATATCATCGGAGCCAAGTTGGTCTACCATTTTATTTTTGATTGCGTCAGCTTGCAGTTCAGCAGCTTCTATTAACATTTCTTTTAAATTCATTTTACTTCTTCTTTCTCATAGTTTTTTTCTTCTTGACCATTCCACCTGACATCATTTTTTTCTTTACCATGCCACCGCCCATTTTCTTTTTGACTTTACCACCGTGACCCATTTTCTTTTTCTTAGTATGATATGGCATTTTATGCTCCTTTTATCTCTTTGGTTATCTTAATTATAATGTATACTAATGTTGCTACAGATACCATCATTTGTATTATCATTGGCAGGTTTACCCACCAAACACTAACTCCTATCGTACCGTTACCTACCGCTTTTAAAGTGTCACTCATCATCCTTTTCCGTTCATCCTTCCTTTTATATAACTTAAAGAATCTGTAACGTCATTCATTTCTTTTACCATGTCTTCTCTATGTCTTTGCGCTGACTCATCTGAGCGTACATGACGGTCTATCAGCTTAATATTAATCGTATGCAAATTTTCAATCTTAGAAGACATCTTAGCTATGTCCTGCCTAATATCGTCTAGGTCTTCGTTCTGCGCTTTTTGGCTTGCCATAAGATTCAATACCATATAGCCAAACAAGACAATAACTACCCCTATTGCTCCGTATTCAGCATACGTTTCTAGCATTTATTTTACTTCTTTCTCTATTGATAAGGACTTCTTAAGGGCACCAACAATAGCTACTCTTCCAAACTCTAGTTGTTCTATATTGAATGACATAGTTCCTATTTTTTTTGTAATATCACTTAAATGATTGTATAATACTTTTTCTTTATCGGTCATATCTTCTACGAAGTATTCTGTGTCGTCTATTTTTAAACGGGCTTTGTTTTCTTTATTTGCCATTTTATTTTCCTATCTATGTATTATGCTAGAATCTCCTAGCGTTATTTTAATATCCATTATCAAAGAGTCTACTTCAAATATAGACCTCATTAATTCTTCTTCAATCTCCCTGTGACTTTTTCCGAAATAAATATCATTACAAGCCCAAGCGAATACACACACAAACAGCAAAGCAACAATAACACCATTATAAAACTTACCAGTTCTTCTAAAAAAACCTTTAAAAGCTTCATTCATTCTTGCAACTACAACAACAACAGCATTCACAATTATTTCTTACCAAGGTACACCGTAGCCTTCTGTAGCTGCAGGTGGATTCTCTTGTGCATCTATTTGAGCTGTGATATCATCTTCTATTTGTTTTACCCTATCTTCTCCTAGTGCAGCCTTTACCCATCCAATAGCTACATCTTCTGTTAATTTATCATACTCAACAAAATCTACACTAGCCCAAGGGTCTTTGGCTTCTACTGCTTCTACAGCTGGTGTTTTAATATCGCCTACCTTTACTGCTTTATCATCAAGTAAAGTGTCTTTATCTGTGTATAATACTGCATCCTTAGCTTCTACAGCCTCTATTGTTTCAACATCAAAGCCTATACTTGTATTATTACTTGCAGAATACTCTTTACCTCCGACTGTTTTAGAACCTAAAACATTATATTTTACGTTATAAACAACTTTATCTTTATTGTTTTTAGATAAATAATAATATAAATTATTTATTTTCCATGATATTGTCATTTTATTCTCCTAATTTCTTTTCTAATTCTTTTACTTTTGCTGATAGCTCTTGAATTGCTTTTATCATTGGGGCTATTAATTCAGTATATTTTAAACCCATTGCATTTATATGATTACTTCCCTCATTATTAACGCTGTAAGAATATTCATTATCTGGTGAGCCATTAGTAGCTTCTGGATAAATCTTGTAAACGTCTTGTGCTATTAGACCAATTCTTTTTTGATTGCTTTCATCATGCTTCATTTTATAACTAACACATCTTAAAGTATTTAATTTATCAGTTGCATTTTCAAGCTCAACAAGATTTTCTTTCATTCTTTCATCTGAGTTTGATGTAAATGACGTATCATCTTGATTTATAAATACTCCATTATTGCTATCTTTATCTAATATTTGTAAAGAAAATGCACTACCTACGCTTGTTTGGTTTCTGGTCAAAAATTTCCACTTTTGATTGTCGTTATAATGTAATGATAATTGAGAACCACCATCGCCAGACCCACTATCGCCATCAATTTTTAAATGAGCTATAGAACCAGTGCCACTTGCTCTACAATGCAACAAAGCATTAGGTGAGCCAGTTCCAATGCCAACATTTCCAGAGCTGTTTATTCTCATGGCTTCTGTTATATTATCACTAATTCTTGTTTTAAATATTAAAGCACCTTTAGTAGCACCACCATCCCTATCAGCAGAAATACTTGCTCTTGCAGTTACTCCATCACCTTGGTCACTTTGAAAACTAATAGCTGGTACATGACTCTCAGCAGTAGACGTTGTTCCTAATGCTCTTAATTTTATTCCTACATCACTTGCCCCAAAAACTTCAAGCTCTTCATCTGGGCTTGAGCTACCGATTCCAACATTTCCAGAGCTATCTATTCTCATTCTTTCAGCAACATCGCCACTTCCATCTGATGTTGTATAAAATTCTAATCTTGTTGGATAATCATTTGAAGCCCAATCTGCATCAGCTTTAGCTTGTATAATTCCACCAGTTGCATCGTTATTATTTGAAAAAGCAATTTGCCCTATTTGGTCGCCACTATTTAAATCTCCAACATTTCTTGCAAGTCTAAATCTAAAACCAGCATTACCACTACCATCTCCAGCAGTTGCTCCACCTTTTCTTAATTCCATATCACATGATGCACCTACAGAGGAAGTTCCAATACCCACCTTGCCATCACTGTCTATTATTAATCTTGTCGAACCATCAGAGCCTAATTGTAATTCATTTGCACTATGACTATACTGAACATATCCTCTATATGCATCAGCCCCACTTCCACCATCACCAAAATAAAGAGTACCAAATTCATCATTCTCAGAAAATATTGTAATTCCAGAGCCATTACTATTATTAGAACCTCTAATAACTAAATTATCAGCATAAACGCTTGCACTTGTTGAAGCATGACTTCCCCCACTAAACATACTAACTTTTCCAGAGCTATCTATTTTCATTCGTTCAGCCATAGAGCTACCATCAACAGCAGTAAAAAAATGTAAACTACCACCGGGGCTTGCATTTGAGCCAGATATATTTGAAGAGATAAAAGCTACTGCATCATCTGTATCTCCGGGGTCAGAAAAGCTTATTTTACCAGTTTGACTGCCATCAGCACCATCGCCACCACTTAAATTTATATGAGCTGCATTTGAACCACCAGTATCAGCAATATGTAATAAAGTGCCACTTGATTCGTTTGCTGGTGAGCTGGTTCCAATGCCAACTTTTCCATCTGAAGCAATTCTCATTCTTTCAGCAACGCTACCAGCAGAGGCTGTAGCAAAAGCCATCCCTCCGTCATCTTTATTCGTTGTATCTGCACCAGAAAATAAAGTTATTTGAGAAACTGTTGTGTCATTCCAATTTCCTTTTATAAAAGCAATATTGTCAGCAGCAGAAGAAAGGTTTGCATTGAATATTAAAGTATTAGATGCATTTCCTTTAGTTAAAGTAAGATTACCAGCTGAAGTTGTAAGTCCAGATATATCAACTGCACCGTTTATATCAATCGTAGTTGCATTTAATTCTATTTCTGTATCAGAAACTAAGTCTAAAACTCCATCTGCTGATTGATGTATGTATGAAGCGTTATCACCAAATTCTAAACGATTGGTGCTAGTCATCATTAAAGCATCGGTAGCTATTGTAAACCCAAAAGTAGTACCATTGTCTCCATCCTTTACAGACACATGGGTAGTTCCATTACCACCACCATCCGCATCCACATGAAGTAATTGTTCGTAACTACTTGCTATTGTTTGTCCATTTAAACTTGCCATAATTTTTTATCCCGTATGTTCTTCCCACTTAACATTATCTTCTTCCCAGTTAAGTTGAGTAATATTCCAAATAACGTCATATATTGACTTTAAAAAGTTTAGTTGTGTTCTTTTCCATCCTAAAGGCATATTAAGCTTTCAGCGCTACGATATTAGTAGCAGTTGTTCCTGTTGCGTTTACTGTTGCGGCTCTTATAGGTAATAGTTGACCACTAGCTACATTCTTAAATACTATGTTTGACCCACTAGACGCTAGGTCTAAGCTTATATCACCGCCTACGCCTATATAAAAAGCTTCAAAAGTAGAACCTAAACTGTGGTCAGACCCTCCACTAACAGCAGTAACCGCTAATGCAGTTCCGTATAGCATTTTTTCTAAAGCTGCTTGAGATGCTTCTGTTGCGGTTTTTATATTATCAGTATCAGAGTCAATAGTAGTAAGTAAAGCTTCGTTAGCTGCATGGTCAACATTGGCAGCTGTAAGCAATACTTCAATAGCAGCCATATCGATTTTAATTGCGTTTGTGTCCGCGTCTATACCTGTAAGCAATACTTCATTGGCTGCGTGGTCTACGTTAGCAGCGGTTAACAAAGTCTCAATAGCTGCCATATCCGTTTCTATTGCTTGTGTGTCAGTTTTTATATTGTCTAATACTGTATCTATCTCAGTGTTCTTTACAAGAATGTTATCTAGTACAGCGTCAAATGTATCTATCTTAGAATTAGTTGACGTTATCAAAACTTCTATTGCGGCAGCGTCAACTTTGATTGCATTAGTGTCAGCGTCAATACCAGTTAATAATGTTTCTATTGCTGCAGCATCTGTTTCTATAGCAGTGAGAGTTGTCTCTAGTGTATCTAATTTAGTATTGCTAGATGTAATTAAAGTTTCTACTCCATCTATATGACCTATAATAGTAGATTGATTAGCTGCGGTAGCTCCTCCGCTAGGAAGTGCACTTGAAACGATATCAACTTGACTATGACCATCACTGTCTACCAAAGCAACATAGCTAGTACCACTACCATCTTTAGCAGTGTTAGAGAATGCAGTAACACTGTCATTAGCTTTATCCAAGGCTACATCTATTGCAACGTCTCCGCCTTCTGTTGTCAGGGTTACGTTATCAATATCAACCTTTAGAGCGTCCTCACCAGTATTTAAAACCTTGTTGAGTACCTCATGTGTTTGAAATTTTCTGATATCTGCCATAATATTTTCCTTGTTATGTAAAGTCAGCCATCAAGACTCTGCGTGGTCCACCAGTCTTGTCTCGCTTCTGCATTCCATTTCTTTTTACTGATTCGCTAAATTTATTCTCGTGTAGTTGTGCAAGGTTTAAACTTACACTTGCAACCCCGCCATCGTTTGTCCTACCTGCTCTATCTTGATATAATCTTGCTTTTACATAATCCACAATAGCCGTATGAAACACATTATCCACATCTGGGGTGTCAGTAATCGCTGTGACAGCATTAGGCTCTGCATAATAATGTAATAACAGTCCGTTAGTAACCGCTTCATCGATAGGTTTGTATTGCCCATACTTACTGTGATATGTTCCTTCTGAATCACCTTTCAGTGTAACTACTGCTAAATGATTGCCTTTTATAAACCATGTAATATAATCTTCTGGGTAATTGTATGTGCTTGCCATTAGTCTATATCCATTGTTGGTATTTCGTTATCTAAAAGTCTTGGTATCTTTACGTATGTTCCATCTGAATCCATAAAGTCAACACGGTATACTTTGTTAATTTCTACACCAGCGTTGCTGTCGCTAAGAGTATACCACTGTTGATTTGCCACTGTGGTGAGTTTTGCATATTCAACCTTTGTATTGTACTTACCCATCTCCACTAATGCTTCGTTTATTAAGTTTAAAATATAAGTTTCAGGCGCATCTGGAAAAGCCTGTCTTACTCTAGATATAATCTTTTTTACAGTTAAACTTATAACAGCCATTAGTCAGAATCCTTTCCAAGCATACCTATCTGTTTCCAAGTTTTAGCTTCAGATTCCCAGTTACTAGCTACACCTGCCCAAGAGCCAGATAGTACTGCACTAGGGCTTGTATTTAGAGTAACCAAAGTTGAACTAGGGCTGGTATTAAGATTTACCAATGTAGAACTTGGAGATGTGTTTAAGTTAACAAGCGTAGAGCTAGGGCTAGTATTTAATGTTACCAATGTAGCAGATGGAGATGTATTCAGATTTACCAATGTCAATGCCATTATGCGCTCCTTAGTAGCTGTATACCTTTATCATAGTCAGCTTGTAGCTTTGCTTGTTGCCTTTCGTACCAAGTATACTCAGTGCTATCAACATTTAACCTGACCTGTACTTCATTTGCATAAGCACTTGCTATTCCAAGCTTAGACTGTATTTCGTTTGCATAGCCTGTAGCAGCATTAATATAGCTTGCAGCTACGTTTCCTTGGGCTCCAACTTGTGCCAATCTTTGAGATACTTCATTGCCAAAAGCTTGAACTTCATTAGCGGCAGCGTTTGCTTCTGATAGATAGGAATTACCTAGCTGTATTCTAGAATTAGATTCTTCTCTTTTAGCTTGGGCTTGAGCAAGTCTAGCTTGTATTTCGCTTGAGTATCCAGATGCTATATTAATTTTTGCTTGTATCTCATTTAGATACCCTTGAGCAGCTGATAAAAAACCACTAGCAACACCTACTTGCGCATTACTTTGGTTTACTCTGGCGGACACTTCGCCAATAAATCCTTGAGCCTCTGAAAGACTTGCTTGAGCCTCAGATATAAAGCCGCCTCCAGCGTTTATATGAGATGAGGCTAATTCTACATCTTCTGCTGTATTTGCGGTGACTGCGCTATCAAACTGCGTATTAGCTAACGCAACAGCTGTATTTACCCTGTCTACAGCCGTGTTTATTGCTGCAGTTGCTGTATCTATGTCTGAATCTACTAGAGCGGTTGCTTCTGTTAGTTCGGTTACGGCGGTATCCACCTGTGTATTAATTAAATCACAGACTGCTTGAGTTTCATCTAGTTCGGTATTTATTGCCGTCAGTGCAGTGTTTATATCTGTCTCAGTATCTGCTTCACCTAAATCCAATAAAGCATCACCCTTATCAAACTCAGCGTTAGCAAGCCCAACAGCTGTATTTATTCTGCCAGCTGCGGTCGTCATAGCTGCTAAAGCGGTATCTACATTAGAATCTACATTGGTGACGGTTTCAGCTATTTCTACAACAGCCGCATCTACTTGGGTGTTTATCAAATCTGCAATGGTGAGTGTTTCGTCTATTTCTGTGTTAATAGCAGTTAAAGCAGTTGTGATATCAGAGTTACTATGCAAAGCAGATAGGTTTTGATTCAATGCTTTTATAGCTGCATAGGTAGTAACTAAATACTCATACTCGTCAGGAAAGTTTGTTATCGTAGATATAGCACTAGCATCCAGCGGTGAGCCTTGATTGTAGGTAGGAACTGAAACCATTAAACCATTTCCATTTGGAAATATATTTATCTTTCCATCTTGTATGTAATATACTGGGTCTGTATCGGTAGCAAACTCCATGTCAGATGAATCTTGAACCCTCCCTCTTTTATAAGCAGGTATCTGCCTGCAGGGCTGGTCTATTGTTCCATTATTTTTAAGAACATACAAAATCTTATGCCCTTCTGAAGTGGTAGTGCCGTCCGTAACAGTTGTTTCTTCTGCTATTCTTTCAAGCAAAGGTCGAGG